AACCAAATCAAATTTGGAATTAATAATTAACGACTCCTCTTTATTTTTTGGGTCATGAAAATTTTTGATAATATCATAATTCGCAATTACAAAATCATGTTCGGTTGAGAAGTTCTTACTTTCGGCAATGAAGATTGGTCTATCAGAATAATTTTCAATTTCTCGTTTCCAATTAATCTTTAATGTTGCCGGACAAATAATCAATATTTTTTTAGACCCACTTTCCAACGCTCCGATGATTGTTGAGGTTGTTTTGCCCAAACCCATATCGTCAGCCAATATAAATTTCTTATTTTCCAAAAGTTTTTGGATTGCTTCTTTTTGATGTTCCAATGGAGGCCTATTGGAATATTTCGAATAATCAACTACAACATTTTGAACGGAATTATCTTTTATTATTGCCGCTTTCGGTAACCAAAAATCGTGGAGTTCCTCATTCTCGAAAACTTTACCCCAAATATGATACGCCTTTTCTTTGTCTGCTAATAATTTCTCAACCCAAACTTTTTGAGGGATTTCAGTGTATAGTTTATCGTCAGCTAATTTTTGAGCAAAATAAGCATCAAGAATCACCCACTTTCTGGCAACCTTTGGTTGTTTGTCGTGGAATGAAATTATATAGTCCGATTGGCTCCTCGTAGGGTAAAATTTTTTGTTAATTTGTGACTTACGTCTCAACTCCAACAAATAGTTATTGCCACCTTCGTAGGTTTCAAGAATCGCCATCGCTTTCGATTCTAAACTTATTTCCATTGTTTAAATAAAAGTTTGTATTAAATATAAGTGAAAATAAAGTATTTATCAATATATGAAAATGTCACAAGAAAATTTAGAAAACGCAATTAGAAAAATGTTATCGGTAATTAAACCAACAGAAGCATCGTTTGTTGATTTTGATTTAACTCCAATAGATAAAGATGAATATTATATGTCGATAAGTTATGTTGTTCCTGATGATAGTCCGATATTAAAAGTAAAAACAAGTCCAAGAGTATATGATGATTTAAGGATGAGATGGAATGAAGAGATGAAAAAAAACCTTAAACATTTTTTTAATGTGAAAGTAATAATTACTTCAACAGGGTTAAATTCTGAATCTTGGTATAAACAACAATTAAACAGATAGTAATATGCAAAATAATTTAGTTCCTATAACAAGATTGGGTAAATTTTTTGGAGGTGAAGACTATTCATTGGAAATTGATATGGGTCAAGAGTGGCTTGAGGGTGATATGAATTTTACCATTGTATTATATCGTATTGATAGATATAAAACTAAGACGGATGATGTGTACGGTGAAGTATTAGAAGACGGGATTCAGTTTATGGCGCCGGTTGAATTGAAAGGTCTTGTCCAAGTTATGGCACCGACTTCTAAATTTATTGGTAATTCTAAAGTTGAACAGAAGGAACCCGGTAATATGAAATTCTCAATTTATCAAAAAACTTTGGATGATGTCGGAGTTGAAATTTTCTTGGGTGATTATATTGGATATTACGAATCTGAAGACCGAGTTAGATATTATGTTGTAAGTGATGACGGATATGTTAAGTCGGACAATAAACATACATACGGAGGTTACAAACCATTCTATAGAACTATTATCGCAACTTATGTTAGTGAAAATGAATTTAAAGGTATTTAAGATATGGAAGATATTATTCGCAAAATTTTAAGAGAGATTGATAATTCCAATGAGGATAGAATTAAAAATATTGAAGATAAGAAAAAGTATATTAAGAAATTACTACCAAGTATTGTTAAATTTTATAAAGATTCATTCTCCGAAGATTTGTTCGATATTGAGGTTACAACTAAAGGAGTTCATTACTCGAGTGAAAATTATTCAACAGATGGATATCTTTTAAAGTTTTATTTTACTGAAATTCCCAAAGAACACGAATTTAATATGAGAAGAACAATTATTAGAAATTTAGATAATATTTTTAATATTGATATTACAAAATATGGTGTTCCTTTAGATTTAGAGTTTTATGTAAAAACATGGAAAAAAATATAAAATTATGCCCTTACCAAAAAATATAGTTAAACCAACCTTACCACTAGTTCCTCGAAAAGAGTTGTCCGCTCGTAGACAAGAACTATTGCAATATATCAAAGAAGATGGGACTTATTTACCCAAATCGGTATTGCATGCGGATTTAGATAGAGGTATGTTGGATTTCGTTAAAAATGAATTGAAGGTTGTTACCGCAGGAGAAATAGTTCCAATGGTAGATATTATCATTACCACTCAAAACTGGTCTCAATATGTTGAAACTTATAAATTCATAGACTTAGATTATAACCCAGACCCACCATATATTACAGTCGTTAGAAGTCCTGAAGTTAAATATGGTTCAAACCCATCACTTCAATATACAATTCCAAATAGAAAACAATTTTATTATGCATCGGTTCCGACTTGGAACGGTAATGAACAAGGTATGGATATCTATACAATACCACAACCTGTTCCTGTCGATATCAAGTATAGTGTTAAAATCGTTTGCAATAGAATGAGGGAATTAAATCAATTAAATAAAATTGTAATGCAAACATTTGCATCACGACAAGCATACACATTTATTAAGGGTCAATATGTTCCAATTATTTTAGATAATGTTTTAGACGAATCTCAAATGACCATAGACGCAAGAAAATATTATGTTCAGAATTATGATTTCACAATGTTAGGATATCTGATTGATGAGGAAGAATTTGAGGTAAAACCGGCAATCCAAAGAATAACTCAACTTTTTGAAATAGACACCACAACAAGAAGACCAAGAAGAAATAAATACCCGGAAAACCCTGATGAGTTTAATTTTCAGTTTTTATTTGTAACCGGTAATACAACCTTGGCAGATAGGATTGATTTTAGGGCGAATATGTCATTTTTAAGTTCAGATAATGTAGACACCTTTGATGTGTATATAAATAACAATTATTATGGTAGTGATACTCAAATAATACAAATCACAACTAACGATATTTTAAGAATTGAAGTAACTAAAATTAATAATAATCAAGAAGCTTTAATTATTTTTGATAACAAGTTAGTTTAATCTTCCCCATAGATATCTTTCTTCTCTTTACACTTCTCAATTATTAAATTTTCCAAAAATTTATAAATTTTTATTCCCCTCTTATCACAATACTTTTTCAGTATATTATGTGATTCGGGGGATATTTTAATGTTCTTAATTACTTTCTTGGGTTTCATGGTGAGAAAAAAGGCAGAATTAATTCCTACCATTTATAAATAGTTACTCAAAAGTAAAGTTTTTTGATAAAATATGGAATATTTATCTATAAAATAAATCTGTAATAGAATTAATAAATAATGGCAACAGCACAAGCAAACCAAAAAGTATTCGTATCTCCGGGTGTATACACATCTGAAACGGACTTATCTTTCGTAGCCCAAAGTGTAGGGGTAACTACATTAGGTCTTGTTGGAGAAACAATTAAAGGACCGGCATTTGAACCGGTATTCATAACTAATTATGATGAGTTCCAAGCCTATTTTGGAGGAACCCAACCTACTAAATTTTACAATACTCAAATACCTAAGTATGAGGCGGCTTATATCGCCAAATCATATCTACAACAATCAAATCAATTATTTGTAACAAGAATACTTGGTCTATCGGGGTATGACGCAGGACCTTCTTGGTCTCTTAATGTTACTTCAAATGTTGATCCAACAACAATTGGAGATCCATCCTCAGGAACATCATTTTCAGCAACATTTACAGGTAATTCATTATTAGGTGTTGTTGAATTTATTTCAGGTTCGTTACCGACTGAAGTTACTTCATCATTTACCACGCAATACAGACAACAAGATGGTTCAATATCGACATTACAAGATGATTTTAATTCTTATTTGGGTGCGGTGATGAACTCACCATCAACTTCAGCAACTACTGCAGTAATTTATGGGTCAATCCCTGAACCAGAATATTTTAATATTACTAGTCAATACTCGGTAATAGAAAGTCAATATGGTTGTGAACCCAATTTTACTCGAAATGATTTAACTGCAGATAGTAATGATGTTTGGTATTATGCAAATTTTGAATTTGAAAATAACAATTCTTTGACAGATAATTATTCGGGATATTCATTTTATTATGTTGTATCAAGTTTAACTTCAGGTTCGTCTAACACATTTACAGGTACGGTTATAGGTAATTCTTATACATTTACAGGTAGTGCTTATAGTGAGTTTAATAATATGGTTGTCGCAACTATTCGTTCGAGAGGAATCTCTTTATTTACAAATAGTTCCTCAAGTATTAATCATGGACCAATTTATCAAGTGGGAATTGATTACGATAATAACAATACTTGGGTTCCAAATGATTTACAATTAATTTGTACTGGACAATATTCTGAAATTTCAAAATCACCTTTTGCGACTTTTTTATTATCGGGAGTTACTAAAGATAATGATGTCTTCTCATTTGAAACATCTCTATTATCATCTTCTTCAAAATATATTACAAAAGTATTAGGTGTTGATAATTTTGGAAAATCAAGATTTGAAGTCCCAATTTATGTTGAAGAATCATATTTAGGATCACTAAATTACGCATATAATCAAGGATATATTAGAGGATTGAATTGTGATTTAATAGCACTACCTGACGCGAGAAGTCAAAACACATCATCTATCGCATATAATTTGGAAAGATATCAGTCTCCTGAAACACCATATTTGGTTTCAGAGTTAAGAGGTAATAAAGTTTATAAATTATTCAAATTTATATCAATATCTGATGGTGATTCTGCAAATACTGAAGTTAAAGTGTCAATTGCAAATTTATCCTTCAATAATATGTCTTTTGATGTTTTTGTTAGAGATTTCTTTGATACTGATGCAAATCCCGTTGTAATTGAGAAATTTACAAATTGTAATATGGATCCGGACTCAAATAATTTTATCGGTAAAAAAATTGGGTCATCAAATGGGGAGTTCGCATTAATTTCTAAATATGTTATGGTTGAAATGTCTGATGAGGCACCAATAGATGCTCTACCTTGTGGATTCTATGGTTATACACAAAGAGAATATCAAGATTATGATCTTTATCCATCACCTTATCCTAAATTTAAAACAAAATATTATTTCCCTGGTGAAGTAATTGCAAACCCACCTTTCGGTTCTAGTACCGGTGGTGCTCCAGTACAATCTGCTGGCGATATAGTTAGAAGAAGTTATTTAGGTTTCTCAACACAATTTGGTATTGATGAATCTTTTTTAACTTACAAGGGAAAACAAAATCCAACTAATTGGATTAGTGATCCAAGTGTTGAAGGACAACCTTGGAATATTATAAGTAAAGGATTCCATATGGATTCAGGAGCTACTGTAGTTACGATATCAACTACTTCATTAGCAAGTGGTCAAACGGCGTTTGAATGTGGTGTTGCAGAATTTAGAGAAGACCCTGAAACACAAGAAAATCCTTATTACTTCATTTTCTCAAGAAAATTTACTTTATGTTTTGCAGGAGGTTTTGACGGATGGGATATATACAGAGAATGGAGAACAAATGAAGACAGATTCCAATTAGGTTCTCAGGGTTATTTGGCGGGATCTTCTCCATCTTCAAGATATCCAAATGCGACAGGTGAAGGGTTATTTAAAAGAATTACAGTTCAAAATAATACCCAAGATTTTGCAAACACTGATTATTATGCTTATTTACTTGGTATCCTAACATTTTCAAATCCTGAATCTACAAACATTAATGTGTTTGCAACATCAAGTATTGACTATGTAAATAATTCAAATCTTGTTGAGGAATCAATTGATATGATTCAATTTTCAAGAGCTGACTCAGTTTATATTGCAACAACACCTGACTATAAAATGTTTACACCTGATGCAACTAACCCTCAAGACATTATTTATTCTCAAGAAGCGGTTGATAATCTAGACAACACAGGAATTGACTCTAACTATACCTCAACTTATTATCCTTGGATATTAGTTCGTGATACCGTTAACAATACACAAATTTACTTACCACCAACAGGTGAGGTTTGTAGAAACTTAGCATTGACTGACAACATTTCATTCCCTTGGTTCGCATCAGCGGGTTACACAAGAGGTCTTGTAAACTCAATCAAAGCTAGACAAAAACTTACACAAACTGATAGAGATACGTTGTATCAAGGTAGAATCAACCCTATCGCAACTTTCTCTGATGTTGGAACTGTAATTTGGGGTAATAAAACTTTACAAGTTGCGGACACAGCACTTAATAGATTGAATGTTAGAAGATTATTACTTCAAGCTCGTAAGTTGATTTCAGCGGTAGCTGTAAGATTGTTATTTGAACAAAATGATCAAATAGTGAGACAACAATTTCTAGATAGTGTTAATCCTATTTTAGACTCAATCAGAAGAGATAGAGGTCTTTATGATTTTCGTGTAACAGTATCTTCAACACCTGAAGATTTAGACTCTAACAGATTAGTTGGTAAAATTTACTTAAAACCTACAAAATCTCTTGAGTTCATCGATATTGAGTTTTTCATCACACCAACAGGTGCTTCGTTTGAAAATATCTAAAAATAATAAATTTAATGGGGGTACAAAAGTATCCCCTTTAATTGCCAAATATGAAAAAACAGATTAAAGAAGGATTTAATCCCGAGGGAACACCAGATATGAAATATTATGCCTTTGATTGGGATGATAATATTGTTCATATGCCAACTAAAATTATGTTAAAAACTGAAGATGGTGAAGAAATTGGTATGAGTACTGATGATTTTGCAGAGTATAGACATGATTTAGGTAAAACTCCCATACAATACAAAGGAAAAGTGGTTGTTGGGTATGCTGATGAACCATTTAGGAATTTTAGGACGGAAGGTGATAAAGATTTTTTGATTGACTCTATGAGGGCTAAAGAAGGTCCAGCGTTTAACGACTTCAGAGAAGCGATAAATAATGGGTCAATTTTTGCAATTATAACGGCTAGAGGTCATAATCCTGAAACATTAAAACAATCGATATATAATTACATTATAAGTGGTTTTAATGGTATAGATAAAGACACATTAATTAAAAATTTAAAAAAATATAGGTCGTTTGTTAATGAAGATGAAATGAGTGACGACGAATTAATTAAATCGTATTTAGAGTTAAATAAGTATCACCCTGTTAGTTTTGGTAATGAAGAAGGAGTATCAAATCCTGAAGAATTAAAAGTTAAAGCTATGGAAGATTTTGTATCATATATAAAAGGAATGTCTGGAATTATAAATAAAAGGGCATTTATTAAAAATGATATTTCAAATAATTTTATACCAAAAGAACCGGTTATAGGATTTTCAGATGATGATATAAAAAACGTAGAAGCTATGAGTAAACATTTTAAAGATAAACCAGATAATATAGTTAAGACTTATTCTACGGCTGGAGGCATTAAAAAGTTATATAAATAGAGAATAATTTCTTAAAAAAAAAAGTAAATATAAAAATTTTTAATCAAGAGTATATTTATAAAATATAAACACAAAAAAAAACAAAATTGAAATAACATGGCTGATTTATTAATGAAAATGCCCATACCTTATGAACCAAAAAGACAGAATCGGTTCATTTTAAGGTTTCCATCCAGCTTAGGGATAAATGAATGGTTTGTTGAAACCGCTAAAAGACCAAGTATTAAAATTGCACCAACTGAAATTCAGTTTTTAAATACCTCAACATTCGTTGCAGGTAGATTTAATTGGGACACAATTCAGGTTAAATTCCGTGACCCGATTGGTCCTTCAGCTGCTCAAGCACTTATGGAGTGGGTTCGTCTACATGCCGAATCTGTTACCGGTCGTATGGGTTATGCTGCGGGTTATAAGAAAGACATAGACCTTGAAATGTTAGACCCAACAGGAGTTGTGGTTGAAAAATGGATTCTCTATGGAACATTTTTAACTGACGTTGATTTTGGTGCTTTAAGTTATAGTCAAGACGCTTTGGCAGATATTACGGCAACATTAAGGATGGATAGATGTGTATTGGTTTATTGATTTACATTTAACATTTACAATTATTTTTATTTAACTTATATTTAACCGTAAAGCAATAAACTTTACGGTTAATTTTTTTATATATGGAAACACAATCAAGAGACTACGGTCAAGAAAATTTTACATTACCACATGATGTGGTTCAATTACCATCACAAGGACTTTTTTATAAAAATAAAAAGAAATCTTTAAAAGTCGGTTATCTTACCGCATCAGACGAAAATATTATAATGGCAGGGACAAACGACTTGACAACAAGTTTATTACGAGCCAAGATATATGAACCTGATGTTAAGATTGAAGACCTACTTGAAGGGGATATTGAAGCGATATTAATTTTTTTACGAAATACGGGATTTGGACCAGAAATGACACTAAATCTTGTTGACCCGGCAACTAAAAAATCTTTTCAGTCTCAAATTATTTTAGACCAATTAAATATAATTAACGGACAAATACCTAACGAAGACGGAACATTTACTATCCAATTACCAAAAACCCAATCAACTGTTAAATTAAAACCACTTAATTACGGAGAGATTATGGACATTAGTAAATTGGCTGAAACATACCCTCAAGGTAGAGTTGTTCCAAAAATCACTTGGAGACTACAAAAAGAAATAGTTGAAATTGATGGTTCCAATGACAAGTCAGCTATCGGTAAATTTATTGAAACAATGCCTATTTCAGATTCTAAATTTATTAGAAAATTTATGAACGAAAACGAACCTAGACTAGATATGAATAAAGTAATAATGGCCCCGTCCGGAGAAAAGCTGACAGTGAATGTTGGGTTTGGGGTCGAGTTTTTTCGTCCTTTCTTCTGATTATAGGAAAAACCAAATAGACGAATTCTATTATTTGAATAAATTTATGAATATCAGTTATGGTGATTTTGAAAAAATGCCATTATTCGTGAGAAAATATTTATTAGATAAATGGATTGAAGATAACAAGAAGGACTAAAAATTTTAGTCCTTCTTCTATTTATATATAAAGTTAAATAATTATGGCAGACAACGAAGGTAGTGCTAAAGAACTTAAAGAAAGTTTTGAAAGGTTAGGTCAACCTATTGATGAAATATTAAACGCTATTGGTAACATGTATCAAGAAGCGAATAGACTTAACGAGGCCTTTGTACAAGGAAGAACTCGTATGGATGAAATGAGTGACGCGGTGTCAAGAGCTGCGGCAGGGGTCATTCGTTTGGGTGGTGACATTTCTAACGTTTCTGCAACAATGGCAAGTATTGCGGATGGTTCTAGAAGAAATGTAATTGCAACTGAAGAACAAGTAAGTAAATTATATGCCGCATCGACAATTCTTGAAACTACCGCAGGTTCACTGGTTGAAACATTTGCCGAAGTCGGTTATGAAACATCTCAAATCGGACCAAATTTAGAAGATTCTATTAGTTACGTTCAAAGCGTTGGACTAAACGCTAAAAAAGTAATGACTGATGTTACTCAAAACATGAGTTTAATGAATAAATTCAATTTCAGTGATGGAGTTCAAGGGTTGACCAAGATGGCGGCACAAGCGTCAATGTTGAGGTTTGATATGTCAGCAACCGCTACTTTCGCAGAAAAAGTCATGACACCTGAAGGAGCTATTAATACCGCGGCAGCCCTACAACGATTAGGTGTTGCGGTTGGTCAATTAGGAGACCCTTTTGCAATGATGAATGATTCACTTACTAATCCTGGTGCTCTCCAAGATAGTATAATTAAAGCAACACAAAAATTTGTTGAACTTGATGCTGCGGGAAATTTTACAATAAATCGTCAAGGATTATTGACTTTAAGAGAAATGGCTACTGAGACCGGAATCTCTTATGACCAATTAACAAAAAGTGCTTTAGCTGCAGCT